ACATTTAATCAAACAGGAGACCAAGGAGTAACCAGCTTAGGAGTTGATACATCCAAAGGCGATCCGGATGGTGACAGCCCTGGTCGAACCAATCCTGGATTTGTAAAGACAATATCTGGTGTTGATGATGTTGACATACCTACCGCTATCGGTTACAACTGGGTAGATGCCTCCGGTAATCCTTATGATTTCTCCGGCATATATCAAGAGGAGTATCCCACACGCTTAGTAGTGCAGTATGTAAAAGATAATGGTTACTCATTGTCTGATGCTGACGTTTACTGGTTTGGAGAGCCATCGAATATTGACATTGATGGTGAAGAGTATAGAGCTTTTCAAGAAAATCGAGCAGATTATGGAGACCTAGGTGGTCATATATCCGAATGGAAGACATATCAAGAAGTTGTTGACAAGAAAGGCATGGGATTCATCTTACTCAACACGCGCAAGTTGTCGATCAACGAGAAGTTTGAAGGATATTACGTCGGAGTATGCGATAACACTAACTTGAATCCTGCGACAGATTTTGACGGGTTCTTGGAGATGAAGGGATTCAACAAGAAGACATTTGAAGCCAAAGGTGCATCTTATATAGACGTACCAGACGTTAGATTGAACTTCTCACTATCAGCTGAAGCTGTTGGTGTAGCAGGATCCATAAGTGAGGTGATGGAGAACGTTTCACCGTTTGACTTGAACAATCAACAATACTCTGATGTGCTGTCGATTGGTGTATTTAAAGTAAGACCATCAACTCTAAACCCTGATATCACAAAGCTAGATTATGTTTTAGCCGAGTCATACATCGGTTCTTGTAATTTCTACGCACAGCAATACCTACAAGAAGGAGGAGAAGCTGTATCATTTTATCTTGAGGATGAAACTGCTGAAGCTAAAAACTTCAGAATGATGGTCAATCCTAACATCAGTAAGAATGGTGGAGATTGGTATGATGAAAAGAAGGAAGTTACGAAAAAAGTCCGGATGGCGACCAACAAGAGAGAGTCACATTACTGGTCTCCTCAAAAACCTACTGAAACTCCTGCAGAATGGGAGGCTAGGAAGAGAAAAGACTATATTGCTAACACATTTCTAGACTCTACTGAAGGAGAAGAATTATACTGGTACACTAGAGCGATGAATGAATTGGTTTTAGATGCTCCGCAGCAAAAAGGCAAGGAAAAGAAACTTCATCATGGTGAAAATTTATATGCCCACGGCGCTTTCAAGATTGCAGACGGTAATTCAGCCGAGACTGGAAACATTCCTGCAAAACTAGACAGATTGTTTGAGGTCGCTGAAAATCTCGATCTGTACCCGTTAGACATCTTATGCGAAGCTGGACTAGGTACTGTATATGTCGGTTCAGAAGGAGGCACGATCCGGTTTGATGATGAAAAATACTTCAACATTGGAAACCCTGACCAGTCCGATCCTAATAGTGATGACGGACTGTATACCACTCAAATCCGCGGGGCCGATGACACGATGGCTCACTACAAAACAATAGCTAACCGCTTTATTAACTTCTGTCAGACACTACGGAAAGACTGTTTAGTGGTGTTAGACAATCTTAGATATATATTTGTACAAGGTAACGATGTGAAGGTACTAGATGACAAGGCAAACAAGTACTTCTCTAAGCACATCTATTGGCCTCTTCGACATCTATTTGGTACTATCAATTCATCGTATGCATGTACGTACGGTAACTGGGTGAAAGTACAGGACCCTGCTAGTAATCGACAGGTATGGGTACCTGCTAGTGGTTTTGTAGCCGCGGCAATGGCCAATACAGATTCAAATTTCCAACCATGGTGGGCTCCAGCCGGTTTCACCCGCGGATTGTTATCAAATATCAATGATGTAGCTTTCATGCCCAAGCAAAAACATAGGGATCAGATGTATAAAATTGGTGTAAATCCAATCGCGATGTTCCCTAACGATGGTTTTGTAATATTTGGACAGAAAACTTTGCAGAGCAAGCCTAGTGCATTCGATAGAATCAATGTACGTCGAATGTTCTTGTATGCGGAACGAGCTGTTCGTAACACGATCAAGTACTTCGTGTTCGAACCGAACACATTGTTCACACGTCAACAAGTAATTAACGTGCTTACTCCAATATTTGAACGAATCAAGCAAACTCAAGGACTGTACGACTACATGATAGTGTGCGATGACAGAAACAATCCACCTGATGTTATTGATCAGAACGAAATGGTAGTGGATATATATCTCAAACCAGTTAGAAGTGCTGAGTTCATACTCGTCAACTTCTACGCAACAAGAACAAGTCAAGATTTCAGCGAGCTGATCGCATAAAAAATCTAAACTAAGGAATAAATAATTACATGGCTAAATTAGAACAATCTATATCGAACTTCTACAAGGTAGCTCAAGAGAGAGACTTTTCACGTGACTTCCAATTTCGTATCTTAAGTATCAACCCTGGTGGTAGTTCTGCAGTGAGCTTTGCAGAGGATGATTTAGTTTACGCCAAAGGAGGTCAGATACCCACACGTACAATCGTGCAACACGAGGTACCCTACATGGGACTTCAGTTCCGTATACCTGGTGCAGCACAATACAGTGGAGATTTTCAAGCGAACTTTTATTGTGATGTTAACAGTCGTGTGAGACAGTTGATGGAAGAATGGTCTTTTCAGACATTTGACGACTCGACAAGCATGGGAGATTACTTCATGCCACGTGAGAGCTCATATGTAGAGTTATGCCAATTGGATTCACAGTTCGAAGTGACATCTATATACAAATTGATCGGTTGCTTCCCAACAACAGTTGGTGATATTCAGTATGATATCGGCGGTACTGGTAATGCAGTTGAGTTTCAAGTCAACTTATCATACCATTTCTGGCGAAGAGTCGGGTAATCGGTTGAGATTTCAGGTCGTCTAATAAATAATATTAGATGTCCACACGAGAATTTGTAATTAACAACCTGACAGACCAGGTTGTAGCACCGCCTGTTAAGTTTTTAGATACACTTAGCAACTGGTCCACCTCTCCTGCTCATCAATTTCTATGGACGGCGCACTTTACTGTACCTGCTCCACCTGGTCCCATGAGAGGGTGTCAATTACCACTGGGGTTAATTGCCGGTAACATTCAGTTATTAGAAGACCAAACCGGGGTTGACTGGAATATTCAACATGACTCCGCATATTTTGCAAAAGATACCAATCATATCCATGGTTCCGGAAGTCTAAACGGTTGTATGTTAATACAGGGTGTGAATTTACCAGGAGAACAGGTGTCTCACGCGTATGCATCGGTTGAAAACAGAGGTGGTATATTACCGATACTACACACCAACGAACGTTTAGAACCTCAAGAGATGACGATGAGTATATATGAAGGTAATACCTCGTTCTTAGACACAATAATGAGACAATGGGTGATCATGACCGGTCATTATGGAATGGTTGCTAGACCGTTTGAGAGTCTCAAAAATGTAAAGTGCAACATAACAGTTACTCAGTTTGCAAAAACAGTAGGTAGACAGGTTACGCAAGATATAGCCGGTAGATATACATCAAACATTCCGAATGACTTACCTGGGAGGTGGCAGCATGATGCTCTTGGTAGAGAATTCGGAGGAGTTTTGCCTACTAACAACAAGTTAGTACCAGTTGAAGGCACGGATGCTGCTCAGTCTGGATTGATAATCCGGAAACAGATATGCTACTACAATGCTGCACCAGTTAGAATGGAAGCCTCTGATCTAACATACAGCGATGATGGTGGAGTGATGACAAAAAATGTAACTTTTGCGTACACACACTACGGTATGCGCAATTTTCTTGGTGATTCTAAGGAACAAAATGGATTGAAAACATCAATCATGTTAAATAGATACTATCGTGATGGAGTTGGTAAGCAATGGAGTATGATACGCGCCATGTATGATGAGAAATGGACCGGTTTGGGTAATAAGTTCCCATTAGGAGCTAGATGGCGTCGCCCAAGTGGAGATGTATACGGGAATGTCCCGGCAAACACCATGGGAACTGACAATTCTTTAACATTGAGAGAGCTAAAAGACAAATGGCAATTGAATCAACTCAAATTAGAGTCTCGAGCAGACGTGGGTGCACAATATTCAACCGGAGGCAGTAGAGACGGTCAGTTTGGAAAGGGTATAAAGCTATATGGTCCAAAAGGATCCGGTTATTCGCTAAGCTTTCCTGAACCTGGTGCTCAATTCTTCGAAAGATGGCGTACAATCAAGGCAAAAAACTTGTGTTTTGATCCAACCAACCCTAGACGTAATGTATGTTTACCGGAAGGTCCACCTCCTGGTAGCGCTCTATCTAGAATTAGAAATTCTCTTCGCAACTTAACAAAACTAGCTAGAAATGCCCGTGGTGTCGCTGCATCTTTCAAGAGAATAGGTAAAGCAAAAGGTGTTAGAGGCAAACTCGGAGCCCTTGGTGACCTGAACAAGAGTTTCAAGACACTCGGCGGTGGTGATCGTAGTGGAAAAGGCCCAGCAAAGCGCGGAGACGGCACAGTCTTAGGTGGTGGAATGCCAAAAGCAAAGAGCCCAGGGAAGACCACCACCGGTATCAGCGGTGCACTTAGTGTTGTCGATGATGCTAAAAAAGCTGCAAGAGCAGTAACAGGTAAGAGTAGATCCAAAGGTGGATTTTAATGGAATTTAAATACAGCGCATACATACCATCAACTGATAGTTTTGTACAAGTCAAGCAACTCAAAACAAGAGAATATATTGAGCTTGTAAAGTATATAGCAAATAGCGATCCTATCGCGTTAATTAACGCATATGATGAATTGATATCCGAGTTGGTTACAGAGGTGAGAGTGTCTAGCCTAACAAGAGTGGATAAGTTCTTTATATTGCTGACAATCAGAGCAATATGTGTAGGTCCAGTCTTGACCATGTCATTTGAAGACGCTGCAACTAAAAAACCGTACACAACTCATGTAGAGTTGTTTCCAATCATGCAGAAAATTGCAGATATTGAGTTCAAATTCAAGAAGCGAATAAAACTTAGTGATGACATATCAGCAACCCTCCGGATACCAAGCTCACTGTACGTAGAAAGTGGTGATGACCTGTTAGTAGAGTGCATTAATAGTGTAACAATTAATAAAAAACAACATGATCTATCAACATTCAATATTGACGAGAAACAACAGGTAGTTGATGGTTTACCGGGAGTACTATTAGGTGATATATCCCGTTACATTAATGAAGGATTGGAGAAATTTGCTGAAGTTGATCTTTTCAACAAAATAAACCCACATAATATTAAAGAACAAGAGAAATACAGTGTCAATATATTTGATACATCTATGTATAGCTTTATAAACTTGTGTTTTAATGAAAGCCTAAACTATATTAGAGATATTCTGTACATTCTACAAAGAAAGTGTAAATTTTCCGGTGATATTATATATAATAGTACGTTCGCTGAGGTGAGAATGTACATTGACCTGTATGAAGAAGAAATAAAGCAACGAGAACAAGCAGAACAGAAAGCTAA